TCACACCACCTCCACCACCTCCGCCGCCACCTCCCGACGATCCTCCTTGCCGTCTCCCTGCTTGTTCCAATGGTGCGGCCGAAAGTCACGCATCGGCTCGACAGTCCCCGCCGGACGCGCATGCATTCCCGTATACACCCCCACACACGGCTCTTCGCTCGGGTCCCCCACCTGCGCCAGCACACGGTCCACCACCGCGTGACATTCTTCGTAAGGAAAGAACGCGTTCAGACGGCTCCCTGGTGTCACGGAGATCAATCGCAACCCCGCCAGACTCATCGCCCGTCGCGACAATCGCAGGTACTGCGCCACGCGAAAGTAGTGAAAGTCCGTGTTGGCCGCCGACGCTATCCGTTTCTGCTCACCAAAGTGATACTGGGCTCCGGCGGGCAGCTCATCCAGCCGTGCCTTGCTCAACCCCTTCGTTTCACAGGCCTTCACGAAGTCCACCAGCAACCCGTTCGCGTCATAGTCCACTCCCGACTCCCGCGCTGCCGCGATCTGTTCCTCGGATGGCCGCACCCGCATCTCCGTACCGGCCAGATAGATCGTTCGAAACCCCAGCCGATAGAGAATGTCGATCGCCTGCACCAGAGAATCTTGCCAGTCGACAATCGCCGTCTGCCCGCTCTTGAGAAAGTCCGCAAACCCCCGCTGACCTTCCCGATCAAAGCAGTAGGTCGCCGGCGACTCACACACCTTGACCGTCGTCTCGGGAACGAGGTCCATCGCCCGTCGCCGATGCACAAACTTGATCACCCCCGCATCCAGGTAAATCGACCGGTGAAATCGCGCCGTCGGGTCATACGACGTCCAGAATGTCGGTCGCAATACCCGCGCCCCAGCCAGGTTCACCGCCATGCGTGGCAACGGACACGCCGCGATCCTCTCCGTTGGCAGCGAAGCGAGTGAAGGCCCGCCCCCAATCAGAAAGCACGCCGACTCGCCCACGCCACCCCAATGCCCCTCCAGCGCGACCGGAGTCACTCCGCCATCCGTCTCCACCCGATAAAACACCCGTCAGCTCCTCCCCTCTCCGTAGGGTCCGCTGTGCGGACCAGAAATACTCTGCGGCTGGGGTGGCTGGGGTCGACCAGCGGAAGCCTCCAGAGGTTCGACGTCGCACGTTCTGGGGGTCGCCCTAATCGGTCGACCCCAGCCTCCCCAGCACGAAATTCACAACCGCTGCGAGGACCATCACCTCGTCCAGACCCCTTACCCACACGGGGTCCACACAAGTTCACCCGGAAAGTTCCCAGGCCGATCTGGCTCTGGACACGTTCCCCCCGGGCAGTTCGTGAACACCTTCTGCCAGAACGCTCCACCCTCCGGTTCTTCTCCGACAACAAACTCCCACAAACATCCTTCCCCACTGGTCTCGCTGCCCAGCGACGAGCCTCCGGAAGAATCCGAACTCCCCGCACTCGAGTCGCCACTCGAACTGTTCAGCGAACTCGACTCTCCCTCACTCGAGGTCAGCTCGGACGACGAACTGCTCTGCGACGACGAAGCCGGTTCGCTGTTCGAATCGCTCTCGTCACTATTCCCGCCACCGCCACCATCCGACCCTCCGCCGGAATCTTCACCCCCTTCAGACTCTCCACTTCCGGACGACTCCCCTGCCGACGAGCCCTCGTCGGATGACCCCTCCGACGATGGACCATCCGAGCTCGAATCCCCTCCACTAGATCCCGACTCGTCAGAGCTCCCGGCGGACGAACTCTCGTCTCCGGAACTTTCCTCCTCCGAGGAGGTTTCCACGCTCCCGCTGTCCTGACTCGAAGATCCGCTGATCGTTTCGCTCGAGCTCTCCCACGAACTGGACGCACTCTCGGCCTCGCTGCCGTCGTCTCCACTCGTCACGAAGTCGCTCGTCCCCTCGGACGACGACTCCGCACTCGTCTCTCCGGAATTCTCCTCCGAACTCGATCCCGCATCCGAAGAGCTGACCGACTCGCTTGTCGCACTGGATTCGCTCCCGCCGCTTGAGGTTGTCGCATCACTCGATGCCCCGCTCGATGAAGGCGTCTCGCTGGTCGATTCCGAGTCACTGGTCAGTTCGCTTGATGACGGCGAACTGCTCGACCCCTCCGAAGAGCTTGATCTCTCCGAGGACGTCCCCTCCGAACTCCGATCACTGCTTCCCGAGCTGCTTTCCGAAAGGTCGCTCGAAGTCGAGCTTCCTTCCGAAGTCGTCAGCGTAATCAGGTCGCCTCCCCATCCCGGCCGCCGTTCTTCGGGTCTCGGGATCTCATATCGTTCGTCCTGCGCCGGCTCAGGCCACAGGGCTCTGGGATCCTCCGGGCCCAGTTCCATCCGCACCAGCGGGACCCGGTCAAACTCCACCCGCACCGAGTTGACCACCGCGGTAATCAGCTCCTGTCCCGCGCGATTCTCGATCCGCACCCGTCCTTCCCACGGCCGGATCAGGTCTCCCGCGACCCGCGCCTCGACCAGAAACTTCTCGCCTGGCTGCGAGTAGACACGGAAAAACTCCCTCAGAAACGTCACCGCGTCCTCGCGCCGACGGATCCACGGCACCCACATCTTCAGACGGCGGTCGCCGTACTGTTCCCGGCTGGCGGGTTGCAGATAATGCCCTCGCCATCGCGCGAACCTTCTTCCCTCCGCTGCGCTCGATTCCTCCTCGTAGACGTAGTCCCCCGTGAGCAACACCCGATTCACGAGCAGTTCCCAGTCCGTCACCCCCGCCAATGACAGCACGTCGCGTCCCTCGCGCAGCGTGAGTGCCGTCCCCGTTTTCTTCTTCAAGAAGAAGAATGTTCCGCTTTCATCGACACCGAAACTCGCATCCTTCGCCCGCAGGGCCAGCTCTTTCAGGATCGACTGCGCCGTCTCCTCGCCCCGGAACTTCACGCTCCAGACCGCCCCATCCACTTCCTCGATCCGTCCCGGCTCATACGCAATGTCAGTCCGCGGGACGACATACCCCTCCATCAGCCGCGTCAGCACATCATTCACACCGCTCACCCGGTCGAATGTCTGATCACTCTGATCCGGATCCCCCGCAAACCACTCCTCCGTCCGCGCCAACAGGTGCGGAGGAATACCGTCGGCGATTTCACGCCCGAATCCTCCCGGAAACACCTCGCTCAACTGCGAAGACATGCCCGCCAGCCGATACCGCACCACGACCGGACTGGCCGCCCGGCGTTCTTCCACCCGCCCGAGATACCATCGCACCGCTTCGTTCGGCTCATAGGCCACCCAGTCGCCCACCTCGACCGCGTCCCGGTTGGCAAACCCGTCATTCAGCACCAGCTCACCCGCGCCGCATCCGCCCTGTCGATGCAGTTCAAACCAGCATCCTTCCCCTGCCCGCGCGGTCAGGTCCGCCTTGATCGTTCGCGCCCCAGGCCCCAACAGCACCACCCGTCGCAAATACGCCATCCCGTCGCCTGCTGCCTCCCTCAACCCCGTAGGGTGGGCACTGCCCACCATCGCTCACCCGCCCACACCCACCACGAACCGTTTCGACTCGCTTCCCAGGCCCCACCTCGACCGGATGGCCCGACCACCTCGCGATCAGGTCGCGCAGCGACAAGACACCATCACCTCACGCTTTCAATCACCCAGTTCAGGTCGCGCAGCGACACACTACTTTTGACTTTTTCCTTTTGACTTTTGACTTGGGGCGCAGCCCCCTCCCGCCCCTTCATTCTCCCGGTCCCGCGGCAGACAACTCCGGTTCCTCCGCATGAATCACCAGCTCGTATCCAAACAAGTGGACATTCGAGAGGTCACACTCCATCCGCACCGTCGTGCACGCCCGAAACTTCCGATAGACGCCGCTGTCCGGGTCGTAGTAGACGAAAAACTCATACCGTTCGTCCTCCGCACCCATCCGCACCACATTCCGCAGCGCTTCCACCGCCTGAATCATCGCCGCCTCGGTCGACGTCACTGTTCCGTTCCATGTGCCGAACTGACCCTGGATGACGACGTCCACTCCGTCGGGCGACTGCCCCGCGTACACATCTCCCGCCCTCAGTGGCACCTTCAGTTTCTGGTAATCCCACTGGTCTTCGATCCGCAGGACCGGGATCGGACGGGGCAATTCCACATACGTCCCATCCCGCCAGATTCCCGGCCGAAACACCATTCCCATCCCGCTCTCCCCCAGGTCTATTTCTCTCAAGCACACCGCATCGAGGCCGTGACGTTTCGTAGGGTCCGCTGTGCGGACCGATCTCGCTAACTCCCGCGCCGCAACCGCGCCCCCACACCCTGCCTTCTTAACTCCCCCATCACCCGGCCCAGCTCGACCGTCTCCTTGACCTGGATCGTCACCCCGCCATAGTTGTGCACGATTCCACGACCCGATTCGCTCTCCTCCGGACCCCGAGGCCACCCCGTAGACGAGGCCGTTCTCACCGGTTCATTTCGCAGCCACGATTCGACGCCAGTCTCCTCGCGCCCGGTGACGCGATTCGTCGGGTCGATGGCTTTCGGTTCATTCACCGTGACCACGACCCGATCCGTCTCGCCTCCCGGTTCTTTTGCACGGCGTCCCTCGCTCCGCCCACCCATAGAGTCCGGTAACCCGCTCTGCGGTCCGCCTCCGCCGCTTGCTGACGTCCGATTCAGCGCGTCGAGAAAATCGATCCCCACCGCCTCCACTGCCGGTCGCGAAACGACGAACTCTCCCGCCGTCAGCCATGCGGGAACGCGGTCCCATCCCCCCGGCCCGCGCACCGTTCCTCCACTGGCCAAACGAGGGATCGCGGCCGCGCCACTCGCGATGCCCGCTTGCGGACTGGGTCCGCTTCCCATCCCCGGCAGGCTGCCCGTTGCTCCCTGGCCGCCTCCCACCGTCTGCAATCGCGTCATCGTCGCATCGATGCCCGCATTCAGACTCGCCAGCGTTGCCAGCGCCGCATTCGCATTGATTGTCACGGGAATACGGCCGATCCCCACCAGCTTCGTGGCCACCTCATCCAGTTGTCGCCCCAGCCGTTCCGCCGGACTGATCGCCTGGGTGACTCCGTCCCGCAATCGATCCAACGCGCCCGTCTGACTTCCCACCGTGGACAGCCGAGATCCCAGCTCCTCGATCTGTCCCACCACGCGGTCAAGCTCCCGTTCCAGGCCGGAACTTTCCCCTTCAATCCGAACCGTCAGCGTCTCCAGAAACCCCACCCCCACCTCCCCTCCGCATACCCCACAGCCGTAGGGTGGGCACTGCCCACCACTGCTCACCCGCCCCCACCCACCTCCAACCATTTCGATTTGCTCACCCGCGTCCCCCACACCACGGGGTGGCCAGACCACCTCGTAGTCAGGTCGCGCAGCGACAAAAAGCCATCACCCCCCCTACACGCGCGACACCTCCGGCTGCGTCTCGAAATCACGTCCGCTGAACGCAATCACGTTTCCGTCGTCCTTCTCACTCAGCTTCAGGTTTTCGCGATACACCTTCGCGAACACGATCTTCTCGCTCGCCTCACCGGCCGGGTCTGTCACCGTGAATTCAAACGCCAGCGACTTCTGCTGACCGGCCGAAGACGTACTTGTCAGCCCCAGTTCCGGCGCAAACATCAACATCTCATACAACTGATACGGGTCCGCCACCTCGGCGGATTTGCCGATCAACTGCGTCCATTTCGCCGAAAAGGCGATCTGGACCGACTCCTCGTCCCCGGCTCGCGTATGCCCCGCCGCGATCGAGCCCCGATCTTTCACTTCGATCGTCCGGTTCCGCACCGTCCACGAGAGGTCCCCTTCATCCAGAATCACCGTCAGCGTTTTTGCCGGCGACGACCCATCGCGAATCACGAGCTCACCGTCCCGTAGATTTCGCGTCACATTCGACACTGCCATCCCCTGCCACTCCTCCTGAAAGACACGGGAACCTCATCGCCGGCTCCCGCACGAACCCTCAATCTTCAACTCCCGCCGCTCTCGACCGCCAAGGCGGTCCCTTCACATCGCACCACGACATGTGCAAAGTCCTTCGACCATCCGCCCGCTTCGCGCCGCGTCAGCTCTTCACTTTCCACGTCGAACAGTCGCAGTGATCCCGTCGTCTCTCCCTCGCTCCACGTCACTGTCTGCCGTTCAAGCGCCGACCGTACCAGCTCCACGACTTCCGCCACCCGTTCGCCTTGCTGCCGATCGCGGGTAAACACCTGCGCAGTCACCACCAGGTTCCACTCTTCTGCTTTCTCCCGGCTGGATCGTCGGGACCAGACATTCGTCCACAACTCGACCCACGCCGTCAGCCCGCTCGTCGACACCCGTTCTCCCGGCCATACCGTCCGAACCGAGTCGGGAAACCGTGCCGTCCACAGCTCCCGTATCTTCCGTCCCACCTCCATCGGTCCCATCCCGCCTCCCGTCCCGGTCTACTCATGACCTCTCGTAGGGTCCGCTCTGTCCGGTCGAAACACTGTGCGGACCATCCTCCCCGGTATCCGTCCCGCTGCGCTCATTGGCTCTCAAACTCGCGGAGCGCTCGCCTTACCATCGCCCGCGCAGCCATCCGCCGTGTCCCATACTCGACATACGCCGCATATGGCACGCTGTTCTCCACCTCGACCGCGGACATCGAACCTCCCTCGTCACTCCGCATCACCGCCTCGTCACCTTCGGAAGCGCCATTTGCAACCCCCGGCTCACCTCCCTCTTCACCCGCGGACGGGACGGCTGACCCACCCCCGAACCAGCCCCGTCTGAGCCGTCCCGTCCGCACCGGTGTCAATCCCGCCACCATCGTCACCACTCGGCCCGCTAACTCCTGCACCCAACCCCGACGTTCCTGCCGAACTCGCTCACCAGCCCCCTCCAGCGATCCTTCCAAACGCACCCGCATCCGACACCCCCCGTAGGGTGGGCACCGCCCACCACTGCTCACCCGCCCACGCCCACCTGAAACCATCTGGAATCACTCACCCGGTCCTCCCCACCTCCGGGTCGCGCAGCGAGAGCAACCCACACCCTCTGCGTCAGACCGCTCAAACCCGCCCTTCCCCTCTCCCAATCTGCGTAAATCTGCGCAATCTGTGGCCCCATCCCCCTACGACCTCTTCTTCATCTGTGTTTTCTCCGTGTTCCAGCAGTGGCTCCTCCCTCCTCCGTGTGACCCAACCTCTCGCGGTCAGTTCGTGCAGCGCCAAGCAGCAACACTTTTTGCAACACTCACCCCGAAAACGTTTCGTACCTCCACGTCCAATCCCCTCCCCTGGTCCCTGGCTACACCCGCACCAGCGTCAGCTCCACGCACGCGCCATCCCCCGACTCGCGGGCCTCCAGCACACTCCACTCCACATCCCGCACCACGACCCGGCTCGTCAGCTTCACCGGCCATTCCGGTAACTCCTCCCGGACGATCAGCACGACACATCGCTCACCCACGACGCTCGCCGCCTCGCCTCCCACACCCGCCCGTTTTCCCTCACCCACCACCAGGGTCACCGCGCTTTCGGTTGCCATTTCCGCGATCACGCCGGTCAACGGGTCGAACGTCTCGTCAACCTGCCGATAGGTTCCGGATTCACCCCAATCGAGAAACGCCCGTGCCCGATCCTCCATCAACACCACTCCGCGCCCTCCCTCTCAAGCTCGTTCAGTCCGATGCCGACCCGCACAGCCGCGTACTACTCCCCGCGACTTACCTCCATCGCTGGAAAATCCGTTAACAGCCGTTCGTAATGCTTCCGAGCTTCCAGCAGCGCCTTGAGTCCCGCCGCCCGGTCCATACTCCGGCCCGCCGCTCCTGGCACGGCATACTTCACTGCCGCCATCTTTCCGTCGCGCGCCAGATTCACGATGTCCAGGTCGATCTGTGCCAGGATTCCCCGAATCTGCCCCTCCGTCGTTGGCTCTCCCTCCACCCCCTCCAGCGTTGTCAGTTCACTCATCCCACCCCCTGTTCATGCCTCTCGCCTTCTCCCACGCCAACCAGCGAATCTGCTGCGGATAATTCGCCTCATAAAATTCCTCTTCGCGAAGACCCCAGCGTTCACAGACGAGCAGGACCCACCCCTCCAGTGACCACTGCGCTTCTCCGCTGGTTACGGCTCCCCCGTCCGAAAGCGGCCCTCCTCACTCACCACATGCTCGCCCCCCAACCGGCTGTACCGCAGGATCTCGTCACAGACCCACAGCACATCCCCGGCCGACATCCCCGCCGCCTCCAGTTCCCCCAGCACCGCATCCGCATAGGCCTCGCCTGGTTCTCCCTTCGGTGGAGGCGTCGCGGCGATCACGACGCCTCCACCGCACAGCCCCTCCGCGATCAGGAGCGCCGCCACTCGCGCCTGATACCGCTCGCACGCCGCCCGATATGCAGGTCCCGTCTCATCCGCGGTCATCACGGCCAGACCCCGCTCATCCCGCACCAGCCGTCCTTGGCTGTCCCTCACCGCTCGTCGCGGTGGTTCCGGCGGCACGATCCCCCACCCAGCCCATCGCTCCCGAAACCCCAGCCGCAGCGGGCGGATCACTAGCGAAACCGACTCCCCATCCGCCCGCCGCCACACCACCTCCCGCTCAAACCCCCGCCCCACTCGCCCCTCCTTCTTTTGACCATCCCCACAACCACCGGCGCAGCCGGGTGGCCCGACCACCTCGCCGTCGAGTCGCGCAGAGGCCGTGACTTTTTCGGCAACCCGACGCGTCAGCGAGGGCGAGCGTCGAACCAGCTCGCCAAAAACAGCGAGACTCGCCCCAACAGGCTTTCTCTCTCGAGTCGCTGTTGGAAAACCTCACAGCCTCGCGGCGGCAAGATGCCGCGCCTTCCACGCCCAACATCCAGAACACATCCCCACCCGGTCCGGTCGCACTGACCCCAAGCCACACCACCAAAACGGGGGAAGGAAGCGCAGACCAACCCGGCTCTCATGCCTCACCAGGCCCACGACCCGCGTCCCAGTCTCAATCGAAACCACCACGCCATCGCTCATCGTCCCGCCAACCGCTCCCACGCCTCCCTCCCCCTGCCCCCCCCGCGCCCTCACCTCACCCTTCGCCGCTCCAAACCAAGCGACGAACCCCCCGCCCCCTAAATCCGCCTTTCCTTCGCGTCTTCGTGTGAACGAGCCTCCTATAACCCGCTCTCCCCCCACGCTTGCGTACTTTTGACTTTTGACTTTTTCCTTTTGACTTGCGGGCCCATAGGCCCGCTACGCCCGCCCGTCCACCTTCGTCACCCCGACCGTATCCACCGCCGAAATCCCCCCGAAGTACCGCACCTTCACCCGCAACACGACGTCCCGTTCAAACGCCGCTTCGCTCTCCGCCCGCTGCAAAAACGTCTGCACTGGCCAGATCTCCGTCCACACAAACTGCTTCTTGAAATCGCCCAGGTACCAGTCGAACGCCGCCTCCCCGCCCTGCTCATCCAGGAACGGCGAACTGAACACCTCCACCAAACCCTGCACCGGATTCGCGAACTTCGTCTCCCCGTCGTCGTTCGTCACCCGAATCTCTGTCGACCGCACGATGCTCGTCGCCCGACCGCGCAGCGCCTCCGGAACCAGCAGATGTTTCACCGGCATCACGATCGGCCGACCCGTTCCATCCACCCGGTCGTCCACCACTTGGGTCGCTCGGTAATGCAACACCGTCTCGATGTCCGTCCAGTCCTCCAGCGGCACCGCCGTCGCAAACCCGCTCGACGTCACGTTCCCAGACCCGATCCAGTTCCGATGCGATCCATTCGTCAGGTACAGCGTCGTCCCCACACCGTTCGGACGGTAAACCGGCTTCCCCGACCCCGCATCGGCATCGCTCACGCCGCGAACAATCGCCCGCTCCCGCTCCTGTCGCAGAGTGAACCCCATCTGCAACGCTCGACGGTTGATCTCGCCCGTCTGATCAAACGCGATCAGCTCTTCGTTGATCGACAGGATCCGTCCCTGTTTCGATTCGCTCGTCGTCACCGATTTCTCGGTAAACGTCGACTCCTCATACGGATGTCCCTCCGGAACCTCATTCGGACCGGCCAGCGCGCGGAACCCCGCCAGCTTCGTCTGCCGATATCGGCTGGGGACCACCGTCACCAGCTTGTCGCCGATGAATCCGCTCGCGTCCTCATACCCCTCGATCACCTTCCGACCAATCAATTCCCCTGTCACCACCTGGAACAGACTCGCCGACACCCCTGGCCCCGCCTCCCGCAACAGCGCCGTCGTCGATCCATTCGCAGCCCCGTCCCCTCCCATCCGTCGCCCCGCCGACCGCAGCATCGGCAACACCCCGCACGCCTCCGCCAGCTCGTAGTACGAGAAGTCATCCACCACCACCTGCTTCTCGTTCAGCAGATGGCACACCTTCTGATAAAACCCCTCCGCTCCCAGCGACTCCACCAACCCACGCAAACTCGTCCCGTTCATTCACTCTCCCGTATCAATCCAGACCGCCAAAAACACACGCCGCTGACCATTCCGCCGTAGGGTGGGCACCACCCAACGTTTGTCACCCGCGAACCCTTCCCCGGGTGGCCCGACCACCTGGTGGTTGGGTCGCGCAGCGACAGGAAGCCGCGCCTTCCGCGCCCCATTCCCCAAACACCACCCACGCAACCTTCCCTCACCCCTCCCGCAGGTCCAACCCACCCGGCCCACATCTCGACCCTTCAACCTGCCTTTCCTTCGCGTCTTTGAGTCTTCGTGTGAACGAGCCTCCTCCCACCAGCCTTGGGCAAATAACCTTCGTGCCTTCCTGGTCCAACCCTATCCAACGCCCGCCGCCCGGTTCCCCGAAGCCACCGAGTACGCACTCGCCAGACACACACGCAGCGTCGTCGCGCTCGAACGGTACTCCACCGCCCGCGCAATCCCACGCGTCCCCGTCGTCACGGCCTCCACCTGCTGATTCATCAGATGGGAAGAGTTCTCGTCCGGACCCAGGTCATCTCCGACCTCATACGCCCCCGCCGCGCAGTCCAGCTCGTACACCGACATCGGACTGACATCGACTGAAATATCGTGCGTCTCCCCCTCCGCCGAGGGCTGATGCGCCACCCCCAGGAACACATCCGCGAACGAACTCTGCGTCGTCCCCAGCGACCCGCCCCACGAAAAATCTTTCGCTGGCTTCGCCTCGTTCGAGTCGAGGTACACCAGGTCCCCCGCCTCGATCACCGTCTCCGCACCCACCCGCACCCGTACTAACTGCACCTGACCACTTCGCAACCGCAACCGATTCGCCATCCCTCCACGTCTCCCCAAGTTTTTGAAACACCTGCAAACAATCCGCGTAGGGTGGGCACCGCCCACCTTCCGTCACCCGCCCTCAACCACCCGGAACGACTTCGATCCGCTCACCCGCTTCCCCCACCACTGGGTGGCCCGACCACCTCGTGGTCGGGTCGCTTCAGCGACAGGCAGCCGCGCTTTCCGCGCCCAACTCCCAAAACAACCCGCTCCCCCTTCTCTCCCGCTGGTCCAAACCGCGTCGCCAACATCTCGACCCTTCAACCTGCCTTTCCTTCCCAACTTCGAGTCTTCGTGTGAACGAGCCTCCTCTCACCCGCCCCCGTCAAAGAACCCCTGGGCCTTCCTGACTTGGTGGTTCAACCTCCCCGGATCGCAGCGACCAACCTCTGTTCCACCGACTCGCCCTCCCGACAGCGTCCCCGACTCACCGGCCGCTCACTTCCCACCCTCCGCATCGCTCCCGCCCGTTCCTTCACCAGTTGCTCTCGCAACCCCGCGTCGCCCACTCGTCCCACCAACCGTCGAAACTCCTCCAGCCCAGGACCGCTCAACCCCTCTCGCAGCCACACACTCTCCAGCGTCGCCACCCGCTCCAGGCTCTCGACTCGCGCCGCCAACCGGTCCCGCTCCGCCGTCAACTGCTCCCACGCCGACTCCCACGGGTTCTCTTCCGCGCTCCCCGCGTGCTGCTCTGCAAACGTTGCATTCGTCGCTGGAAACGCCACCGCATCCACGCTCACCACATCGACCAGCGCCGTCACCACGCCATCCGCTCCGCGTTCCACGATGACCACATGGCTCATCCCCACCGCGCCGCTGCCGCTTTCCGCCAGCGCCAGAAACGTCGTCCCCGCCTCCGTGCCCAGCACCGCCACATCCCCGCGGATCCGGCCCTCTTCAAACCGCGCATTGACGATCGTCCCCACCAGGTCCCGCGCGCTCCGGTCATGCGGCCGAGCCGTGTTCCGCGCATGATCCAGGAACACCGGCTTCCCCTCGTACAGCCCCACTCCCGCAATCAACGCCGCCTCCGAGTACCGATACCCGTTCCGCGATTCCGTACCCACCAGCGCCACGTTCCGCACGACACGTTCCGCCGAGTCGCACGTCATCCCCTCTCCGCCACACTCCCGCACCCGCTCCACCACCCGCCCACTCACCATCCCCCGCGCCTCCTCGCCGAAATGCCGCGCCCTCGACCACCCCACGGTGGGCACTGCCCACCACTCATCACCCGCCCCCACCCACCGAGAACCATCTTGATCCGCTCACGCGTCCACCCCGGAAACCCCAGCGCAACTCCGTGGTGGCCCGACCACCTCGTGGTCCGGTCGCATAGCGACAGGAAACCGCGACTTCCGCGCCCTCCCGTCCGTCGCCTTTCACACTTCTAACTTCCTTCGCGTCGTCGTGTGAACAAGCCTCCCCACAACCCGCCCTCCTCACCGCCTGCGTACTTTTGACTTTTGACTTTTGACTTCCCCCTCCATCCTCCCCCACTCCACCCCCTCCCGCCGCGCCACCTCCGCCCGGCTGAGCACCCCCGCCTCCACCAGACGCACATCCGCCAGCCGTTCCTTCACCCGGTCCCGATTGATCAGTCCCGGTGTCGTCCACGTCGGCTTCACGCGCGCCAGCACATCCGCCGGCAACACGCCCCCCCGCGCCGCCTCCACCATCACCTTTCGCCACAACCGCGTGAATTCACCCACAAAGAACTGCTGTTCCGCCTCGAACAGCTTCACCGCCGGTCCCTCCGCCACCATCGTTGACGCATAGTTCCCGTTCGACGCATCCGCCGTCACCATGAACTCGGGCAACCCCTGACCCGCCGCCACGCACAACAAGACCATTCGTCCCAGAGGCATCGAATCCCCAAAGTTCGTGTCCGGTTGCAGGAACTTCAGCTCCGTCCCCTGCGATGTCGTCACGATCGTGCCCGCTTTCAACCGCTCCCTCCGGCTGCCACTCATCGGGTCCGTGGTCACCTCACCCATCCCCGCATCCGCCAGTGCCGCCACCTGGCTCGGCGAACCGTTCACTCGCCGCCACAGCACCACCGACGCTTGCATTCGCCGCGCCACCAGTTCCGTCTCCATCCACGTATCGAACTGCTCCAGTTCCCGCAGCACCGGCGTCAGAACCGTCAGCCCCCGCTTCTGGTTCGAATCCACGCCCAGTCGCGTATGCAGCATGAACTCCGGCTCGACCGCCTCGCGCAGCCGCCGTGTCACCGGATCGATCCGGTGATACTCCACCACCGTTTCCACATCGTCCGCCGCACTGATCACGCCCTGCTGCTCGTCCGCTCCGTTTGGGTCGCCGATCTCTTCCGGATCAACAAACCGCACGGTCGTCCCGCCCCGACCATCCGGATACAGCCGTAAAAAGCATTCCCCGTCCCGCCACGCCCGCCGCGCATACTCGCGATACGAAAAGTGCGAGGCATTCGTGATCAGGAACTCGTCCCAAACCGCATCCACCGCTGTTTCCAGCGATTCATCCCGGTCCGTCGCGATCCGCTTGGTCGACTTGACGCCCAGCCCAGGCCCGACGACATACACCTCCAGCAGCCGCAGCACGTTCCGCGCGTGGGCATTGTGCATCGCCAGCGTCCGGGCACGTGTTCTCAGGGAGACCCTGTCCAACTCGACCGGCTCTTTCCGTCCGGTTCCCACCAGCGACCAGCCCGCCTCATCATCGACGACGGCCCGCGGTCGTCCGCTGCCCTCCGCCAGCTCCAGCAGCTTCTCCTGCATCAGCCGCGACGCCCGTACCCGCGACCTCACCCCCGCCCACCAGTCGCCCACCACCTCCAGCATCGACCACCCCCGCCTCATGGATCGCAGGGGCTTTCTGTCTCTGTCTTCGGCCCCTTCAACCACGGGGACTTTCCTGCGCGCCGCAATCACCTCCGCAACCGCTCTCCTCCCGGCCAT